TGGCACATCAAATGTTACTGTGGTGAGTTCGGGTGGCAATGTCGCGGTGGGAATTGGCGGAACATCAAATGTGGCTGTGTTTGCTACTACAGGTGTGTACGGAACTTTGTTTTATGCTACCAATGCATTTTACTTTAATCAGTCCACAATAGCATCAAGTGTGGTATTTCCTACAGGATACAATGCCAGTACTGTTGGCCCAATGACTCAATCTCCAGGAGTGTCTGTTACAGTAACCGCTGGATCAAAATGGATAGTGCTAGGATAGCACCCGGATGAATAAATAATTTATAGAATGTTACAAGGAATACAAACATGACCACTACGATTAACGCAGCCAGCACCGGATTAGTTTCATCAGCTGATTCATCAACTGCAATGGCTTTTCAAACAGCCGGAACCACAGCAATGACTATCGACTCTAGTCAAAGAGTAGGCATTGGCAATACATCCCCTACTACAACTTTGGGCGTGACTGGATCAGCATATGTAACTGGCAATATCACTGGTGCTAACTTGATAATTAACGGCACAGCAGCATTGGGTAGTGGCGTATTGATTGTGAGTGGTAACATACAGACCAGTACTGGTAATGCCACGGCAAATATTGGCAACGCCTCCAACTATTTTAATAGACTATTTGCCCAATCAACTACGGCACTTTACGCTGACTTGGCAGAGATGTATACTACAGACGCAGACTATGCTCCGGGTACTGTGCTGATATTTGGCGGCAATCAAGAAGTTACTGCAAGCACAGTTACTCACGACACAAGAGTGGCTGGTGTGGTTTCTACTAACCCTGCACACATAATGAATTCTGGATTACAAGCAGAACGCACAGTGGAAGTGGCACTAATAGGTCGTGTGCCTGTGAGCGTGGTCGGTAACATCGTACCAGGAGATCGATTGGTCACAAGCAATCAAGCAGGTGTAGCCGAAGCCTTGGATATCACCCGCTATCAACCAGGTGTGATAATTGGTAAAGCCTTGCAAAGCCATACAGGTCCTGATGTTGGCGTGATCGAAGTTGTGGTAGGCAGACTGTAATCTAGTTATAATACACACCCAGCGCGGTTGGCATAAATGTTAGTATGACATTAAGCCAACAAATCTATCAAAATGGTCTGACCAAACCCGTGATCGCTGCGGGCGGTACCATACATCCGTTAATAATCCCCGCAGAACTTACCAACGGAACTGGATTGATGAATCCCAGTATCTTCATTGACGGTGATCGGATCTTGGTAAATCTACGCCATGTGAACTACACACTTTGGCACAGCGAAAACAAAAAGTTTGAACACAGATACGGTCCTCTACAGTATCTACATCCGGAAAACGATCAACACCTCCGCACTTGGAATTACTTGCTCACGATGAATCCGGACATGACTATAGCCACTACCCAGGCTATAGATACATCTGGTCATGATGTAGAACCAATCTGGACATTTGTGGGGCTGGAAGATGCCAGGATACAACGCTGGGACGATCGACTGTGGATTACCGGTGTGCGTAGAGATACCACCACAAACGGTCAAGGTCGAATGGAACTGAGCGAACTTGAAGTCTCTGATACCGGTGTGCGAGAGATCCTGCGTCGACGAATTCCTGCTCCGGGTGCTGACGATACCTATTGTGAGAAGAACTGGATGCCGGTATTAGATCAACCTTACACTTATGTAAAATGGGCTAACCCTACAGAAGTTGTAAAATACGATCTTGAGGCCGGCACCACAGTTATCACACATCTTGATCCTGCACAACGCATACCCGGAGTTCCAGACTTCCGCGGCGGCAGCCAAGTGGTGCCCTATGGCGACAATTATATTGCGTTGGTACACGAAGTGAACCTATTCAAAAGCGAAGCCGGTGAAAAAGACGCCACATACAAACATAGATTTCTCATGTGGGATAGAGATTGGAATATGTTGGCTTACACAGATGCATTCAGTCTCATGAAAGCAGACATTGAATTCTGTACCGGTGCTGCTTGGTACAAAAACGAACTGTTGCTGACCTTTGGATTCCAGGACAATGCTGCATTCATATTGAAGATGCCACGAGCATGTGTGGATCAGTTCATGGCTCAAGCAAATCGTATTCCGGTTGTTCCAACTATGACCACCGACGACGGTGTGGAGCATGAGTTTGACTGGGGTGTGGCTGCTAACAATTCTTGGTTCCATGCCACTGTGAAAAAGGAAATCTTTGCCGACAACACATATCAAAGGTTCTTTGATATCCGTCCCGGCGATGTGGTACTGGATGTTGGTGCCAGTGCCGGACCATTTGTGTGGAGCATCGTGCCACAGCAGCCTGGCCGAGTGATCTGTCTTGAGCCACACAAGAAACTGTATCCTACTCTAGTAAAAAATGTCAGCCATACCGGACTAGATGTAACAACCATAAATCGAGCACTAGGGCATTCAGATGGACTGAACTATCTAGCCGGCCTATACGACGAAACAAAACAAGCACACAGTGACGGTACAGATGGCGTTATACTAGAGACCATCAAGTTTACCACACTGATTGAACAGCAGAAACTCACACACATAGACTTCCTCAAGATGGACTGCGAAGGCGGTGAATACGACTTCTTCACAGACGAAAATCACGACTGGATCATGAACAATGTGCGTAAGATAGCCATGGAGATACACTTGGCCACACCAGCACACAAAGCCAAGTTCCGTAAATTCAGAGACACTTATCTCAAAGAATTTACAAACTTCCACATACTCAGCATTGACTATGTAGACATCAAGTGGGCATTGTTTGATGACTGGTTTATTGATCACTATGCTGCATGTATGCTGTACATTGACAATAGTGTAGCACCCAAGGACAAGAAAAAATGGCAGCACTACCCTGCACCCACACTTGAAATAACCACAATCATTCCTGAAAAAGGCTGTGTGGTTGATTGTGTGTTCTGCCCACAACGCACCTTGGAAGAAGTATACAAGGGCAATAGGATCATGAGTCTGGATGACTACAAAAGCATGATAGACAAAGTGCCCACAGATGTTCGTATCACTTTTGCTGGCTTCACAGAACCTTGGATGAACAAATATTGCACAGACATGGTGCTGTATGCACATGACCAAGGGCATCCTGTGAGTGTTTTCACTACAGGGGTGGGTGTGAGCGTGGAAGATATGGAAGCCATAGCGCACATACCATTTGCCGGTAACCCCAATGGCGGGTTTGTGTTGCACTTGCCCGATGCAGAGATGTTGGCACGCCATCCAATCACCCCGGGTTATATCAAGACCCTGGAATGGTTCCGAGACAATCACCACAGGATCAAGAACTTCTCCAAGATGAGCATGGGTGCAGAACTGCATCCCAGCATCCGACACATATTTGATCGAGCACCTAGCTATGCCATGTGGAGCAGAGCCGGCAATTTGTTCCGTGAAGCAGTGGCCAAGCCACAGTTGATCACTTTGAAAGACCGTTGGAACGCAATCACACACGAAGGACCAAAGACCTGCGGCTGTGTAGAAGGCTTGTATCACAATGTGCTGTTGCCCAATGGTGATGTGAGTCTGTGCTGTATGGATTATGGCCTAGACCATATCATTGGTAACCTACATGAGCAAACATATGAAGATGTGATTCCTCAAGATCAAACCTGCTTCAACTTATGCAACTTCTGTGAAAATGCCACAGATCCACGAGTCATAAACTTTGTAAAATAACATGAAATATCTACATCCGTATATTGAAAACTCTGAAGATCCCACAATCAACTTCTTGCTGGGACAGGAATATGAAAACATAGGGCAGACTGGTGCAGCAGTAAGTTTCTATCTACGCACAGCAGAGCGTAGCACCACTGACCAGCAACAATATGAAGCACTCATGCGATGCTGTATCTGTTTGGAAAAACAAAAAACTCGTGACGACACTGAAAAAGGCCTCTTGCTCAAAGCCATCGCATTGCTCTCAGACCGTCCTGAAGCATATTTCTTGTTGAGTAGATTGCACGAGAAAAGAAGAGAATGGCAGGAAAGTTATACCACAGCAGTGATGGGATTGACCTATGGTAACTTTGATCGCATACCCGTGATCACTGATCAGTATCCGGGCTATTGTGGATTGATGTTCCAAAAAGGTGTAGCGTCGTGGCATGTGGGGCTCACTGAACAAAGCCGCCAAATCATGGTACATCTCAGAGACAACTTTAGAATGCATCAGATTTATGTAGACGCTATCAATCATAACTTGAAGATCTGTGGCCTGCCTAAATCTCCACTAGCAGAAACCAAGTTGGCACCGGCTGTGCATATATCTCGACAAAAAGCAGATCTGATCAATTCACAACCCAGACCAGGAGTATGGATCGTAGACAACTTCTATCACGATCCTGATGCTATCAGGAAGATGGCATTGGAACAAGAATACGACCAAGGTGGCATTGGCAAGTATTACATAGGCAATCGCACCAAGCAGCAGTTCTTGTTTCCAGGATTGAAAGAAGAATTTGAATACATCATGAACCGTAAGATTGAAAAATGGGAAGAATACGGAATGAATGGTCGCTTTCAAGTATGCCGAGAAGGTGAGCCACTGGTGTATCATTGCGATCCACAACGCTGGGCCGGCATGCTGTATCTCACACCCAATGCACCTTATCAGACCGGCACATCTACACACGCACTCAAGGGCACAGATGTGCGACATCTCAGCCACCCTGATGTAAACAAATGCTTCAGACCAGGCAGCCAGAATCTGGATAGGACTATATTTGAACCTGTGGACAACTTTGGCAATGTGTACAATCGCCTGGTGATCTTCAATGCTGGATACTTACATTCAGCTACAGATTATTTTGGATACAACAACGACAACTGCCGATTGTGGCAGATGTTCTTCTTTGATTAGACACAGGTGATTTCTAACGATGTTATCTTTTTTTGGATAGCATCCAGATTCACAGTGTTCCACAGGCCCGGATGCAATGGTCTAGGCCAATGCCTGGCTTGTATCCATGCATAGCCCACATGTTCGTGATTGAGTTCAGGAATGAATTCGTGATCCACTCTGCACCAAAAAGTATGATATTCAAATCCTCCATCAGGTGATGTGAATTTTTCAATGGGTATCAACTGCTGATATTCAGGCATGCAGCCCAATTCTTCTGTGCATTCGCGTTCCACAGCCGCCATGAGTGTTTCGTCGGGTTCTACTTTACCACCAGCAAGTCCCCAGGTATCCGGGTACTTTGAATCGTTGCGTAGAAGATAAAGATAACAGCGGGTTCTAACGCAATAGAACCAGATTCCCACTGCTTTTACAATACCAGGTTCCATGAGCCTCCGGTATACAGGCCGTCGATGCTCTTGACCCATTTGGTTCCGTTCCAGAAGTATTGTATGCCTGTGGTAATATTGACCACATATTGTGGATCTGTGCTGGCGCTGTTGAAAGCGATGACCCAGCGTGTGCCATTGTATTCAATGATGTCATTGGCGTTGGCGATCAAAGGCTGTCCACCGGTGCCAAGCCAAGCAATGGGATTACTTGAATTATCAGCATCGCCGGTGCTTTCATTCAGCAAGTATCTTTGTCCCACAGCAGCAGGATCCAGCCCATCGCCCGGTCCGGCTGTGAGCGGGTTGATAACGGCATCCACTGGACTCAATGTGTTCTGTGGTGCTGTATCCGGATCAATGTTGTAGATCAACAATCGATCATCTGCAGGATTCACAGCAATGGTACCCACGATATTACTATCAGGATCCCAAGGATTGTCCAGCGTGATGTAACTGATACCTGGGCGTAGCACACCATAGGCATTGATCACAGTAGGCCAAGTGATCTGTGGATTTTCTACGATAGGAAAATCAAATGGTGCTAGGCTGATGCGGTCCGGGTTCACAGTTTGTGGAGGCTGTAATACCTGTAGTTGCCCATCTAACAACAGCACTTGATAACTCCAGGGTGTGACTTTGACTCGTGTACCTAACAGCAAATCATTGTTGCTTATGGCATTTACTGCATCACCTTGTGCATCAAATATGCTGGCAATCACTCGTTCTACCACGCCCAGTTTCTTGATCTTGGCCGGTGATGAGATCCAGATAGGCATGCTAAACGTCATGGTCATGATGTCCAGCGGTTCGTTGGTGTTGGTATTAACTGGGATAGTTTTGCTCGACCATCTCACATTGTCAAGATTGCACACAGTAAGGCTGGTCCAATCAATGTAGTTGTCTGTGGCCTGTATCTCTAGTGCAGGATTGAACAAGGTAGCGATCTGTTCAAACAACTGCATCTTCTGATTGGTGTTTGATGTCCATATGTCCAGGTCAATAGTGAGTTTGTATGGCACAGGCATGAGTCGTTCTACCTGGAAAGCATTGCCTTGCGTGGTTTCATAACTTTCTGTGCCGGGATCCCAGGTGCGTTGACGAACCATCATCTTGTTCACATGATACGGCTCTTGCATACGCTCACGGTCATAAGTGAGTCCAGTGATGTGGAATGTCATCATAGGAGTGGCATTTAAACTGTTGGCCGAGTTCTGATTCAGAATAGTCTGTGCTTGTCTACTAGCATCACCATAGCGTATGGGCACACGAACTAGATCAGAGGTGCCTTGTTCGTTGCGTCCGTATTCAACTTCAAACAAGCTGAACATACGGGTGAATTGCAGCAGATAGCGACGGATTTGTTCGTCGTAAAAAAATAATTGCATAGTTAACTGGACTTCTGGAAAGGTTGTGTGGGTGGAAACGGATTAGGAGGCAGATTGCCACCCTGATCACCATTGGCATCGTTGGGTATCAACGCCTCACTCAAGCTCTGACGACTAGGTATATTGCCAAGATCCGTGGTATTCACTGTGTATGTATTGTTAACAAAGCTGGAGCGTAAAGTATCGTTGGTGCTACCAGGTGTAAGGTTAGTGCGTACTTTGCTCTCGATCTTGATCCAAGCAGTTCCATTGAAACGGAACAAGCGATTAGGAAAGTAGTCCAGTCGTAATGCAAACTGCCCGGCGACTGGATTGATTGGAAAATTTATGCCGGCTGTGACAGGCAAGCCATTGGGCGGGACTCCGTCTCCGGTCAAGTAACCTGTGGTGTAGCCATCACCTCGAGGTGTATTGCCATCATTGGCCACTGTGCGGCTGGCGTCAGTTATGGTGTAGTCTGCGGTGTATGTGGCAGATTCAGGATTAGCAGGTGTGCCATCAGGATTGGTTGCAACGATGTAGAACTTCACAACATCAAATCCTGATGTAGGCACCTCGGCTTCGGCTTGAGCAAGTATAGCATCGTTGATCTCCAAGTTTCTGGGCCGTGTGCTTTGTTGATCTTCAATTGTGGTAGGATTAGTAACCAAGGTCCAATATTCCGTGTTGTTGATATCTGTGCCCGGTGGCACATTCTTGTTTGATGTATAGTAAGTATCGCCCGAAAGCACTGTGACACCGCCTGGATAGAAATTGCCCGGATCCCAGATATTGATGGGTTCAAAAGGCTGTTTAGTAATCTCATTGAATTCTTGGCTGTTGACCATGGGTGTGGCCTTCACACGCCACAAGTGAGGCAACCAAGTTTGACTGAAACCTTCAGCAGCAAAGGACGCATCCTGGACCACATACCATTTTGGCAATGCTCTGGGTATGGCGCTATCTAGTGGATTGTAGTCTCGAAGATTGGGCAGTTCCAACACATCTCCGCTCATGAGTTTGCGACCCATAGTGTCGATCATATCATTGTAGTGGAATGTGATAAACAAGGTATCGTTGTTTAGGAACAAGCCAAATTGGGTAAGATCAAAGTCAAGATCCTGCTGGCGATAAATGCCACGCATGACATAGATATCATTATCGTAGGCTCGATCACGGTTTTCCAACAGCAACAGATCTTCGATAAACAGCGGATTGGTTGAGTCGTATTTGGGTAGCGTGGCATCGTTGTTGCCTGTGTTATCGTTGGTGAGTGGGCCTAGGTATTTGTGTAGATACATGTCCACACCGCCAACCTGATACATTTCGGAAATTGTACGATCGAAAAAACGGTAATCTGCGGTGCGATTGGGACGGTATAGACTGAGTCTTGGCATAGTGCTGTATTTATGGGCAGGTTGACCAGAAAGTCTGCTTCAGTTATAATACTCTCATGAAAGTGATAAAGCTAGATCGCAGATACAAACCGCATAAAGAAGCCGGGTATGAAGCTGGCCTACGGTTCGAGGGCTGGTGGAACGAAAAAGACAAAATTAACCAGATTGAATCAATCTGCAAAAGCCGCTTGACCAGCGGCTGGTCGGCCCTGAACTCTGATTGGCTTGGGTATTTTGGAAAACGGAGATACAGCGAATCCGCCCCCTACTACATCATGTTCCGCAGGGAATCAGACATGACATTTGTGCTCTTGTGTGCGGACTTGACCAAAAAAGCCTGATGTGCTATAATTACATCATAAACACTAGCAAAGGAATCTTATGGCAACCCTAGCAGCCAAAGCCAACGTCAAAGCGTTGAACCCTCGTAGCCCCGACACAAAATATGTTGGGCACGAACCTGAGTGGCGTGTGCAACCCACAGAAAATCGTTCCAGCAAGTTCAGCAATGCGTTTGGTTGGTATAACTATTTCTACGGCAAGAAAGACGCCAAGGACTTTATTGCCAGCTATCTGGACGCACACAATCGCACCAAGGACGCTCGCCGTATCCGCACCCTGCCCGACAGCCAAGTGCGACTCACAACAGGCTGGCTGTGCCGCATG